ATCAATAGCAGCAGAGAATACAATAAAATTATCTGTGGTTGCTGCTAAACCAGTGCCAGTATCATTATTTTGGAACTCCTCAAGAGTTAGTTTTATTAATCCACCTTCAGCAGTAATATCAGTAATAGTGGGATATGCTGCTCCCCCCGCTGCTGTTGTAAATAAATTACACTCTTGCGTTGGGTCAGTTGCCGAACAAATACCAATCTTTTCACCCTTGACAAAAGGACACCTCTCAACTGAAGTCCCTTCGGGTATCATATTGTTTTGTTTACCTAAAAAGATTTCAGTAATATTAGCAGCATTATCAATAGCCATATCCGTGTCAGCAGTAATAGCACCATTAAATACCGGATTCTGCTTCATTCGGCGATGACGATTTACACTATCCAACTGCTTGATAAAACGTGCTGGGTCTTCAAGGTCAATCTCAACAAATAACCCTTGCGTTAGTAAAACCGGAAACACCGAATCACCACCATCAGCGAATAAACCACAGTGGATAGGTAGAGTTAGTTTCGCAGTTAAGAAATCATCAGCTGTGCCCCAATCACGACCGGCGGGAACAGTACCAACCGGCTTGTAATATGGGTTAGAAGATAAATCAATAAGGTTAGATACGGAAGTCCCAAGCGTCCCACGATTCTCAACAGTATCAATTAAACAACCTTCTTTTAGTGCTCTCATCTTTCTCATGCTGTCATCAGAATCATAAGAATACTGAATTTGGACTTTAGCGTTGTATTCAGAAATCTCTTCTAAAAGAACAGCACGATTACCCGAATAAATGCGAAGATTCTTAACTACCGATTGACCGCCAATAAATGGATCAAGCTGTAAGCGAGTTGGAGTCCTACCAGCCGGAACAGCAAGTTTAATATCAAACTGAAGATAAGTATTTTTACCATCCATGAATTTAACTGAAGGAGGAATTTCAAAATCTACACGACGACCCGACTGACCGGCAGTCCCCGAATAGGAACGACCATTAGTTGAGGTGATAGAAACTTGCGTCTGCGATACCTTAATCTTTTCATCATTACGCCAATATGAACTCATTTTATAATATCTAATATAAAATAATTATGAAAAATAAATTTAAAAAAAATAAAAAATTTTATTGAGTTCGTCCTACAGCTTGAGTAACAACATCAGCAGTAGTTTCTCCCCTTGTTTGTGATGTAATATCGTCTTCAGCTGTTTCTTTACTCACATCTGCTGCCTTTTCTTCTCCAATACCTTCAGTAATACTACTACCTAAACTAATCAAAGCACCAGTCCCTTCTAATGCAAGAGACCAAGGAGTAACACCACCACTAGCAACTCCTAACACTTCTAATGTTGATCCAACGAGATTACCAATATTACCAGCACGAGAATAATTATTAGAACCAAAAATATCCATATTAGTTTTACCCTCCATTATTCTCCCGATGTCTTGGAAAGCATCAATACCACCACCTAATCCAGCAACACCAAGTTTACCGACTGTTGCTGCTCTTGCTCCAAACTTCGCTACTCCTTCAGCAGCAACTTCAGCACTAGATTTAGCACCAGCACTACCAGCAACTTCACTTGCTTTTGCTGCTTCTTGTTCTGCTAATTTTGCTTCAGCTGTATATGTTTCAGTTGTAGCACCTTCTCGTCCAACATTCTCAAGAGATTCGTTTAATTGTGGTTCTACTAATGGTGCTCTTTCAGCACCCACTTCTCTTGCTAATGTTTCTTCTTTTGTTATTGGTAGTTCAGTAAAACCTCCAACACTAGTTGCTAATCCTTTTCTTGTTTTTTGATTTTTACCAATAGCCGCTAATTTACCACCACTCGTAACACCACTTAAAATATTCTTTTGTAGTTTAGAACTTCTATCTTGGTCTTCTTCTAAATTAGCAGTATCTAACTGCTCCGCAAGAGAATTATTAAAATCTGCTGTAGCTTGGTTTATCTCCCTCGCTTGTTGAGTTTGTGCGTTGGCTTGACCAATACTTGCTCCCGAACCATACAAATCCATTTTATATTATAAGATAGTTTTTAATTTTATTAAATTTAAAATAATTTTTTCTCACCATCAGCGATTTTAGTTTCAAATCTAATATATGCTGAAGCTGGATTTGTCTGCATATCTAAATACAAGAAAGAGTAAGGGGCATCTTCAATTGCTTTCTTATATAACTCCATGAAAATGTTAGGGAATAAATCTCCATATTCTTCATTTATCTTTTCTAACTCTTTGTTATTTTGCTGTTTCATGATAATCACATCAGTAGCATTATTACGGATCAAACCGGAAACCGCCCTAAAACTTTGAGTTGTAAAAGCAAGTAAACCAATACCATAGTGCCTAAATCTAGTAGCAAGAAATGATACGGCATTTGTCTTTTTAAAATCCTTAGTTAAAATATCATCTAAAACCATAGCAACAGTAGGACGCTCAAAATCTTCATATTTCTTTTGAGATTCTATCATGTCAGTAATCATTTCATCATTATAATGATCTTCACAATCAAAATATTTATTCATTAGTTTACCCTTTGGGTCAGCATTCAAAGTATTACTAATAATTTTAACTATATCGAATTTGTCTTTATACATGTCGGGATTACATAGTAAATTTACAAGGAGATTCGATTTACCTTGTTTTACTGAACCAACTATCAAAAGTAAACTTGGTGGTTGAGGTAAGTGAGGATGAATATCATTAAATCTATCATCGGGGTCGGGGTCTTTAACCTTGAATACTTTAGGGGCTGGTCTATCCATTTATATAATGTATAGATATTTTTTAATCAAGAAATAAACTAAATATTAAATCTTCAGGAATAGCATATTTTTCTTGTAATGAATATGTTTTATTACTATATGATTTTTTATGTCCTTGCCCTTGACCGCCACAACCAGCTGAGCCAATATGTTTACCATCTATAAATGAACCACAATTTTTATCACACAATAAAAGGTTACATTCTTTATTAGTCCAAAATCTAGTCCTCTTTCTATATGGTAATCCATACATACAATAGTCACCATCTACAAATTTAAAATCTTTCATGAAAGATTGATTTTTTAATAAACCGGTTTGGGGGTTTTCTATAAACCAATACTCACAATCAAAATAATTTATTATCTCAATTGTTTTTAAAACTATCTTATTTGCTCCTTCTATATCTCTTATACCTTGCGATTTTGCTTTACTATATTCAGTACAAGGAGGAGAAGCCCAAACAATATCAAACTCATCTTTTGAATATTGTTTATAATCAAAATTCATGATATCTACTTGATGGTCTGCGGGTAATATCATATCTACACTAACCACATCCCAGTCTAATTGTTTACATACTTTACCAACTGAACCAGTCCCCGAAAATAATTCTAATACTTTCAGCGAAGCACCTTGTAGGTCGCAAGACTTATAACTTTGTTTAACCATATGTTATATTATTATAAATATTATATTTTTAATAATATAAATGCAACGAAGCGGACAACATTTTTACATCAATCTAGAACATAGAAAGGAAAAAGATTTAATTACAAAACAAGAGCTTAAGAAACTTGGAATCAAAAAACCAAATAGATTTAATGCTATTACCCATGAAATACCTTTAGTAGGTTGTGCTATGTCTCATATAGCTTGTTTAGAAAAAGCAAAAGAGTTGGGATGGTCTCATGTTATTATCTTTGAAGATGATATCAAAATAGAAGGTAAAAATTCAATCATATCGAAATTCAATAAATATATTAATTATGATTTTGATGTTTTATATTTGGGTTGTTGGAATTATATGAAACCTAAACAAGTTGAGAGAGATTTAGCAAAAGTTATTAGGGCGAGTTGTTTTCATGCTTATGTTGTCAAACAACATTATTATGATACTTTAATTAATAATCTCAAAGAAGGTATTGAATTAAAATTAAGTGATCCGGAAAATGGAAAATATAATAATGATGAATATATTGAGGGTCTACAAGCAAAAGATAAATGGTACACTATTACTCCAATCCATATAACTCAAAGAGATGGCTGGTCGGATAATTTTAATGAATTTAGACCTTTTAGTGAAAGGATTAAGAACATACCATAGGTGGTCAATGACATACC